TCAGGCTCTATAAAGAATAAGTCTTCCTTAAAGAAACTCTTACCACTCTTCCTTCTACCCTTTATGTCGTTGTAAAATTTGAATGTGTTATGATGAACAAGTAAAGTATCTCCCTTCTTGATGGGTCCATTATAACCCAATGGAAGTTCAATAACTTCTGCCTGTCTATTTGAGAAACGATGGTCTTCCTCTGATACGTTTACTATCAGTTCAACTCCTGCGATATCTCTCGTGTTATCATACCGCTTACCATCTATGGGCTTGGCTATAAAATAAAAAGGAGATTGCATTAGATATTAATGTTGTACTCAATGGAAACAGGAACGGTATCGTTAAACTCTTTCCACAGAACAACTTCCTGCTTCTCATTGATTATGTAAATCTTTATAGACTTCTTAATCTCATCGTATTTTATGAGGTATATCTCTTGAGTATCATTAAGTACTTTCTGACCAACGATATAGTGCATAGCCCCGTTCTTGTAGTCGGGACCCACCGATATCTTCCTTATGTCCATATAAATTAAATTTGATTATCCTATCTTCCATATCAGAATCTCAGTTGAGGGAACATTACCCCATCCACCTAAGTTCGTATGAGGATATAATCCACCGTGGTTTACACCTGATGAATCACGCATAACTTGAAAAGTAAGTACGTTACCTGCAGTTGCTTGGAAAGGAATTGTTATCTCATAAGGGAATGCAACATCAGGAGTGTCTAAATGAAATGCCTTTGTTGTTGTTGAAGGAGTACCATTTACAAGTCCTCTAAACAAAAATATAGCAGTACCACCTGATGAACCTGTTCTCTCAACTGAACCGTAAGCATTAATTATGTACAATCCCGACTGATTGAATGTAATATTACCTAAAGCATCAATCATTACAGGCGTAGATGAACTACCCTGTGCTCCTCCAAATGTAACTTGAAGAGGAGTGTTTAGTGCTGAAGGTGCTTGAATAACTGTTGAAAAAGCATTCAATACCAAAGTGGCATCAAGTTGACCCAATACAGTAGATGCTAACGCACCTACTGTAAAGTTCTTGGTCTCATTGTTATTCTCATTATCAGTACCAATCAGTCTGTCGCTAAGCGATACATTGGTATCAGTCGGGTATGTACTAATTTTTCCCATCGGGTTCGTTCCTTGTTATTTCTCCTGTTTGAATATTGATAACGGCATCAGTTCCATACTTAGCCATAAGTTCATTCTCGTGCTGAGCAAAGTCATTGCGTAACAAATCAATTTGCTTCAGCAATCCGTGCTTCTGTAATGACACGTCAGCAAGGTGCGTTTTGAGTTTATTAAACTCAGTGTGCATTGCTTGAGTCTTACCCAATTCTTCTTCAGTCAAAAACTGCTTGTTGTTCGGTTCCATTTTTATTGTTTTCATTTAATTTGATTTATGTTGCACAAAGATAATTATTTTTTTGATGTCTTTCCTAAACCTATCTCACGCTGATATCTTAGCCCTACACCTTGAGCAGAATACGTTATATTAAACACATTCCTGTTCTGCATATATCCTATTGAAGCATCCAATCCTGTAAGCGTTCCACCAATACCTAAAACAAAAGCCTTCTGCCTATCTTGTATGATAGCAGTCTTCCTTCTGTTTTGGAATATAATACTTCTGTCTGATATACGATTCTTGAATACTGTCTCATTTAAAACTATCAAAGCACTGCTATCATTCTTGACAGTGTCAATATACTTCACCTTTGCATAGTAGTCCCTAAGAATGAACATTGTGTCAATTGGCTTAAGAACATACTGAGTATCTCCCGGTAGCCAAGCAGTATCATAGTAAGGTATTGAATCAGTATAACGAACTGCATACGGTTTAGGAATACCCTTGTATACAGTATAAGGTATTGAATCTCCGGGAAGATATTTTATAGTCGTCTCAGAAGGTGACGAGCATTGTTTCAATAGGAGCCACATCATAGTGGCTCCTATAGTAAGAAACAATAAGTTACTTTTTGCTTTTTCCACTGCTCTTAGCCTTAGGCTCACCAACCAATATCGGCTCTTTTGCAGTCAGTGACTTTAACATCTCAATCAGTCCGGGGTGCGGATATACGTCAGTCTTATCCTTGCGAACCGAATTGTGGGTGTAGACACCGGGTTGAGCAGATAATGCTCTTGTAGATATCCCCCATATGTCATCGTTGTAGTCCAACGGAATCTTGTATCTATCATTCCACAAAAGTAATAATTCTTTTACTGCTTCAATCTGAGCATCAGTATAATTATGAAAAAACTGTTGCCCTTTAAAAGGAGTATCCAACTTGATAACCTCAGCACGAGGAATCTTCATCCCTACATAGTTATGATAGGTTGCATTGTTACCGCTACCAACTTGAGTCAAATAACCCCAATTGCAAATCTCAATACCAATAGATAGTTGGTCTAATGGTTGATATGCCAATCCCTGATTGTTGAAAGTCTTAGTCTCAAGACCCAAGTGATAAGCCCACTTAGTTGATGGGAATCCCTGAACAATCAGACCCTTAGAGTCAATAGCAACGCAAGTTGCTACACGCTCAGTTGTTTGTTCCCAATACTTGAACACTCCCTCTGCATTATCATTACCTGCAGTATGGTGTAAATAGATTTGCTTTTTAGGTGTGTCCTGATTAATATAGTGAGCAGCACCAAAGTTTACTTGCTTGATATTCATTTTCCTTGTTTGTTATAGGGCTTCTGATAATTCTGACTACCCTTGTTTTTACTTGTCTTTGTCTTTGCGTGTACGCCCGGACGCTTTGCCTTAGGCTTTGAAACAAACTTCTTTACCTCAGATATCTTAGTCTTTTTTGCCATACTTTGAAAATATTTTATAATGGAACATAACTGCCCAACTAAATATAGCAGCAAGACCAAGATTCATCAATGTCTCACCAAAGCCCGGATTACTTAACGTAATCACATTTAAGAATGAACCTGCTACAAATGCAGACAATCCTATCTTTAAACTCCAATGAGATATGAATTTCCACTTGTGAACTATGGATGATTCATTACCATATAACTGCAAGAAGAAAATCATTCCTGATAAAGTCAAAATGAGATTCGCTATAAGATTAAGAATTACCATCATTGTTTGACTTTATTTTAGAAATATATTTCTCGTATACTACTTCAACTATCTTAAGACCTCCAAAACCTATAACAAAAGCAAATCCATATTGTAATGATTCACCTTTAACACCAAGCAAATCAATAACGACAGGAGTTAAATAATTAGCACTCATTGTACCACCGATAACAGAGAATACTTGCTCACGAAGATTCTGATTCTTTTGCTTACCTACAAGAAGTAGAGAGCCAAAGAATCCACTAACTGCTAATCCAATGTTTAATCCTATGCTTATTAAAAACTCTTTCATCTCGTTAGAGAGTAACTATTTCACAAGTTCCTGCACCCGTTACTTCTTCAATAGCGGTTATGCATTTGTTGTGAATCAATGTTGCCAATTCAGTTCCCCAAAACTCTGAAGCAGTTAATTCTGCGTTTACTAATGAAGGCAAGTTTGGTACATTTACAGGTGAGCCACCTGCAATAAATGTTGCTTCATCTTTATAGTAAGTTATCAAAGCCCTTGAAAATAGTTGATACAATTGAATATCAAGAAAAGCAAATGGTTGTACAGTGAATCCATCACTTGTTACTACATCGGTTGTGATTTGAAGTGCCATCTTATTTATTATGTTTCAAAGATAATTATTAATATTTAATCTGAGTTCCACGGAATGTGGCAACTGCTCTAATAACGGTAGTTGAACCTGCAGTTGAAGGAGGAGTAAAGCGAATCCTTAAACTTTCGTTTGTGTCGTTATTGTCAATTGTAAATACTGCAGTTGCCATAGAAGCATCAGCATTAGTAATTCCAATCTCTTGAACACCACCCACCAAAGAGGTAGTAGTTCCTATTCTCTTGATAGTTACTTTGTAAGCAGTTGCTTCTACATCACCTACAACAGTGGTTCCATCTCCGGTAACAGTACAAATAGCAGCAATATCAATTATACCGTTCCATACCGTATTAGTTGCAGGAAGAATTGCAGCAATAGATGAACCATCCAAGAAGAGTTCGGTCTGAGCCGTTCCTGTAATTGCTCTACGCCAAATTAACTCGTGTGCTTGAGCATCTCCTTGGGCAGAAAACTGACCTCCTGCGTGAGATACTTGACCTTGTAACTCTGCTCTGCTTTCTCTACCTGTTGCTCTCGTTCCTAAACCCGTTGCGCTATTTCCTTGTCCTAAAGCAACAGCACCAAAATTAGATGTTCCACAATTCGCACCCAAAGCAACACCACCCTCATAGGTTGTGGAACAGGTATTACCCATAGCAATCATACCACGCTGTCCAGTGTTATTTGCGGTGCAATTTCGACCTATTGCAATACTTGCTTCAGAGTTACCTGTGCAACTACCAAAAACAAAAGCACCACTACCACTCGCAGTACCACCACCACCTGCAAATGAATTTATTCCACTTGCAGTACTACCTTGACCTATCGCAGTAGAATGATTGCCACTTGCGGTATTTGATTGTCCACCTACAACAGCACTCCATTGTCCACTTGCTGTAATTGATTGTCCACCGCCTACAAAACTATAATTTCCCGATATAGTGTTCTGTAACCCACCAACACAAGATGCATAACTACCACTTACATTATTTTGTTCACCTCCTACTAAAACAGAACGACTGCCGGAATCTAAGTTTGAAATTCCACCAACAAGAACTGACCTATCAGCCGTACTTGCTATTCTATTGTTATTGCCTCCGAGCAATACGCTTTGGTCACCTCCTGCAACACTATTGGCAGCACTTCTTACTCTTTGCAAATCAACCGTATTAGAACCTCTTGCATTACCACCTGTAGCAGTTCCATCGGGAATAGCAGCAACAATAGCACCTGTACCTTTTGGAATAATAGCAGCATTTACATTCGCTGCTGCATTGTTTGGTGTCCAAGAAGAAGTAGCCTGAGTAGCAGATGAGAAACTATCACTCCAATTCACAGGAGACATCAGATTCCTCAAATCTGATAGCGTCATTTTTTTAGTCTCTAAGGCACTATTATCCCATACAGGAACTAAGTCATTTACAATATCAGCACCTGCAGAGGTGAGTTGGGTTAAACCGAATATGGTTAAATTAGCCATTTATTTCCAAATTAATTTATCGTTGTTTGATGCTCTTACAAGCAACTTGTTACTGTTGGCAGGACTCCAAAGCAAATAGTTATTTATTGCATAAACTGCAGCGTCAGTACCAATCGTTATCAGGTCACCTATGATTATCATCTTACCAAAGGGCTAAGAGGTTCAAAGCATTTGTTCCTGCTGACCATACCTTGGTAACGTGAACAGGTACAAACTGACCCGTAAGAAGACCATAGAAAATCACACGGTCTCCTCCGGCAGTTGTTACCTCAACGTCACCACCTTCTCCAACATAGATAACGCAACCATTATTCGCTCCACCTTTGTAAATTACAAAGTTGTTTGGAGTTGCAAGGAATATGTCTGCATTCAATGCAATCTGAGTTGTAGAGTCAAGATTGGTAACAGTTGCAGATACACCTGTTGAAGTATTGTACACAATGTCACCTGCTGCAACTTGGTCAGCAGTGAAGTTAGCACCTGCTACAACGAGTTTGTTTGCAACAACACTTGTGTTCGCTCCTGAACGTGATATGTTTGGAAACGGAATATCAGCATTGTCAGACTTATATATCCGCAACGCACGAGCAACTTGAAGTTTTTGATTTGCCATTTGTTTTATTTATTATGCGTTTCCTCATATGGAAACATTCTGTTTAAAGTATCACGCCTTTTGCCACAACCACAGTCTTTCTTAACTGCACCTGCAACCGCATCGACAACCTTCTTTACCCCGGTTACCGTAGTAATCTTCTCGATAGTATCGCCAAGACCCTTGCTTTTTTCGCTTAACTTCATAGTTAGTCTTTATTGATTATGAGCAACTTTATAAAAGCATCCCAAGTCAAAGTAATCTGCTTGAAGAATGCAATGATTTGATTCCCTGCCTTTATAAACCAATTCCCTATCTTGATAAATAATTGACCCATTACTTAGAGATTAACTTGCTCAATTGCTTACCAACAGTTCCATTGATAATGCAAGGGTCATTAAGACCCTTGCACGTTGAACGGCTCATCAGGGCTTTCTTGTTACCCATTTTGCCCATCACGTTAGAACTGTTCTTAGCAATGTCCTTACTAAGAGTTACTCCAATGCCGTTAACTTTCATCATCTTTTAAAAGATTAATACATCTTCTTGGCTGCAGCAACTGCCTTCTTAGCAACTGCTTTACCTACGGCTTTTTTAACTGCTTTGCCTACTGCTTTCTTTGCAGCACCTTTGGCAACTGCTTTCTTAGGGTTGCTGATGGAGTTCATCATACCGGGGGTCATCATTTTTTTCATTGTATTTATTTTTTGTTTTTGAGTTTTGACTTTCCTTTTGCTGCCATTTCTTGGAAGGCAGTCTTCCCATATTTCTTGCGACCAATAGATGCAGTGATAGCATTTGCTCTCTGTTTGCTGATGCCTTGTTTCTCAGCAATCTTATTGCTCAACTTCTCAAACTTACTCATCTTAGCCATAATGCAAAGTTACCTATTTTTTTTTATAATGCTTGAAACACGATTACCCATACCAACTCTTGACTTCTCAGCCTTCTTCGCTGCAAGTTTGGATGGACTCAACTCTGATTTGGTTACGGGTGTCTTTGAAGACACTCTCTTGGATGGACGACAGTACTCATTGCTGCCACCACCACCACACGGTTTACCCGTCCGGGTGTCAACCCACTTCTCCTTCTCCCATCTCTTCAGTGAAGTACCTGCCTCACCCTTGCGTACACTGCCCGATTCTTTACGACACTTGGCAATTGCCTGTGATGCACGTGCCGATGGGAATACATCGTACTGTGCTTTTACTTTTTTATAACAGGCATCTTTCATTTTTTCTTCGACAATACTTTTTTCTTAGCCTCTGAAGGAAGGTCCATAAAATGATAAAGAGTTTTTGATGAAGCAGTGTGAGTCTTGCCTGTCATCACTCTGCCTCTATGTGCGTGTTGATGACCTGACCATTCAGTACCATCTTTTAGATAGTGACCCTTGCTCTTCCAAGATTGTTTATTTGCAGGTTTCATCAGTACTTTCCTCGTCTTGATTTAGGTGATGACTGCGTTGAGCCTCCGGGTCCTGCCCATAATTTCTTACAAGCCCAATATCTTGGTGTCAACTTATCATTGGCAGTGTCACAACTTTGACGTGCCTTGAAACTTTTACGTGCAGCAGCAGAGTAATTGTGCCCGTAACCCTTAGCACCAAAGTGCAACAGTTTCTCAGTGCCACCTGAACAGGCTTTAACCATCATCTTCTTACCCGGACGGTCAGAAGGACGGGTCACATTGCACTTCATTTTACTCTTATCTGCCATTATCTGCCCTTTTTAGAGTAGCCACCGGGCATTTCAGGGGCACTTCCAAGCCTTGCAAGACCCGGAATAGCACTACCTGAACCTGCTTGTTTGCGGTTTGCAGTACGTCCACGATTGCCTAATTGCTTCTTCAATGAGGCATTTTCGTCCATAATCTGCTTGATTTGAGAGTTCTTGAACGCAATATCAGACAGTTTTGTCTTCATTTCATCAGTCAATGGTGACCTTGCAACTGAAGTCTCCTGTTTTTCTTCTTGTTTTTTCTGTGGCATATCGGTACAAAGTTAATTAAAGTTATAGTTTCTTATCTCGTTAGCATTCATAACGTCAACGTATATCGGAGTACCCTCACCAACATATGAACCAATAACATTGTAACTAATAAAATCAACCGCTTCTTCCTCAGTCATACCATCACGCTCACACAGAACGTGAACCATTAACTGAATGCTATAAACAACACGAGGGATATCACCACTGCACTCCATTCCAATGATAGCATCATCGAAACCGTCAGCCATATACGTTTTTACACTTGACATTTTGGTAACTTTGCACAAAGTTAATAAATTTAATCTAATGGCATTCCGTGGAAACAAACCAAACAATGACTATCTCAAGTATTGGAGAGTCATCCGATACTTTGTCAAAGCCAAGTATGGCTTGACTCAGTCTGACCTCGATGTTCTTCTGTTCCTGTACTCAGAAAAATATTTCAATAAGGATAAGTTCGAGGAGTTCGATGAACTGTTATCGTGGGATGAGGACCGATTCGATAGACTCCTGCGTGATGAATGGATATCTTGCTTCAGACCATACAACCCCAAGACAAAAGAAAAGGCTCTGTACGAAATCTCATACAAAGGCAAACGTGTAATCGGCTCTATCTATAAAAAACTAAACGGGGAAGAAATCCCCGTTAGCCAATCAACTAATCCAATCTTTGCTAAGAACGTGTCTTACTCAGACCGAAAGTACCGTGAGTTCATCAAAGAGATGAATGCCTATGTGAGACAACAACGACATCACGCTCCTGAATGATGGTGTACGGTGTGTCACCGATGACCATCGTGTATGAGTGCGACTTGTCATAGTATATCTCATCACCCGGATTGATAACCGTCACGTCAGTGCCCGGTGTCACAACCTTAGCCTTCTTGTACCTGAATCCCCTTGCGTCCTCTGCAGAGAGTAGCAAACCTGACTCAGTTTTAATCTCCTCGTCAATGTCGTTGACGATTATGTTTTTACCTATCGCTATCATTGTCTGTGATTATTCTTAATTGGTCCTCGTCATCGTAGTATGCACACTCAGGACAGTAATGCTTGTCACCATCTTTGATGAAGCCTGACTCTATTGCTACGTCCTCAGTAAAGTCTTTGTTGTTCCAACAGGTTATCTCCTGTCCCTCAAATGCGTCAACCTTGCAGTTGTCACATACTACAGTAAACATATGAACCTTCTTTATCATTAATTAATTAATTTGATTTCCATATCTTGTATCCATTCTGATTTACGAATGAATCTTTTTCTTCTTGCCAATCCCACTTCATACCACTCCTGTGTTTAGCGGGTTTTTGACTCCCTTTAGTTGCACAGTAGTAACAATCTGTAATAGCATAAACAGGTTGTGTTGTATGACCATAGTGATACCTATAGTCCTCAACCTCTGAATAGTCAAGCATAAGATGTTGTGCTATTGCCTCTCTTTTGTTCTTTATCATTTTGTCTCGTATGCTCTCGCCATTGTGATAATGGCATTGGTTGAAAGGATTGTTGTTGCCACACTGATGGCGTTCTGCAATGCTGAGCGTGTCACCTTCACCGGGTCAATCACACCCATCTCAATCAGGTCACCTAACTCACCCGTCACCACATTGTAACCGAAGCCACTCTCTCTCATATGGTCAGGACCATATACCTTCTCACCGTTCATACCTGCGTTCAACAGTATCTGCATCAGTGGTATCTGAAGGGCAGTATGCAATATCTTCTTAGCCACCTCACGCTCCTTGGTGTCGCCATCCTCAGGCTTGATAGCAAGTGCCTCCTCGAACAACGCCTTACCTGCTCCGGGAAGTATGCCCTCCTCAAGAGCGGACCTCACCGCACACACTGCGTCATCAACACGGTCATACGTCTCCTTCTGCTCAATGTCAGTTGTACCACCTACGTGGATGACACCAACACCACCTGTTAGTGATGCTATCCTTGAGAGGATGAAGTCCTTCTCGTGCTTCTTACTCGCAGCCTTATGTGCCTCCCACAACTGAGCAACCCTGTTCTCAACCTCGTCAAAGTCGGTACGAAACTCAGAGTTTATTATCACAGTGTTCTTCGAGTCAACGATAATCTTAGATGCGTGACCAAGGTCAGCATACGTTATCAGACTCAAGTCGTCACCCGTCTTCTCAGAGAAATACTTTGCACCTACCGCTAACGAAATGTCCTGCATCAACTCGTGCTTCTTATAACCAAACGATGGTGGCTCAATGGCACATACCTTCAAGTTGTTCTTCACAACATTGGCAGCCAATGTGTTCACCACGTTCACTGAGCAAGGTGCTATAATCAGCAACTTTTTCCCCTCTGAAATAATTGGTTTCAACACAGGCTCTATCTGCAGCAGGTTATGTATCTCAGCGTCACTTATCAGGACCATCACGTCCTCATAAATACACTCGTCCTTCTTATGGTCATTGATGAACAAAGGCGAATAGTAACCCCTCTGTATCTTGAACCCGTGGGTGCTCTCAGCATACGTCTCAGTCGTCTGTGACTTCTCAACAGTAACAATACCGTTCTCTCCAATCTCCTTATAAACCTTGGCAATAATCTCACCAATGGCTTTATCGTTATTTGCCGATATAGTTGCTACGTCCAACAACGTCTGCTCAGTTACTTTGGTATGCCTTGCCGTAAGGTTCTCCACCACCTTGTTGCCCATCTCCACTACCTCTCGCAGTACCAATGTCCTATTGGTCTCACTGTTCATCAGTTGGTCTCCTGCCTTCACAATAGCCTCAGTCAATACAATCGCAGTAGTCGTACCGTCACCTGCTGAGTTAGCAGTCTTGTCTGCTGCCTCCTTCATCATTCGCACCGCAAGGTTCTCTACAGGGTCCATCAGGTCAACTGCCTTGGCAACAGTTACACCATCCTTGGTTACTGTTATACCACCCGTGTGATTGGTTGACTCTATAAGGACAGTATTGCCCCTCGGTCCTAATGTGCTCTTTACTGCTCCGGCAATCTTTGATATGCCACTGATTAACTTCTTGCGACCCTCGTCTCCAAACTGAAGGTCCTTAGGTGAATACCCAACAGAACTA